CACATCTTCTTAAATTATCACCAAACAATTCATGTTGAAATGGTGGTATAGTGGTTGAATCAAACTCGCCTACTTCCATTTGTAATCCTGTGATATACCAATTATTGTCTGTACTGTCAGCACAATTAACTTGCCCTACTGCAGCATTTGCTTGAGTATATCCAGCCCATGATGTTGCTAATGTACCACTTGTTGAATTTGAACCAGCAGCTAAGAAAAATTCTATTTGTAATCCAATATCATTATCATTATTTATTGTGCCACCTGTATCCCCTGGAATATTAATAATTACCTCTTGAAATGTATCTGCTGAACTAATAGTGTATGCTTTTGAAATATGTCTTGCTCCATCATTTTGATATATATGTACAATATGAGTGCCTGTCTTTGGACTACGCACATGAAATCTTAAAGTAAATGCTTCCGCACTACTTGTGCCATATTTTAACATTTGTAAATCTTGTGCTTCTATTTTGTATTGCATTAAACAAAAATCACCTGCTGCTGGAGAACCATCTGCGGTAGTACAATCCATTTTTAAAGATTTAGTAAATCCTTTTGCTGTCGGTACAGTTGTATCTTGTGTTTGTGTCCAAGTACCAAGACCTGATATAGTAAAATTCATTCTATCTACAGTTTGATATCCACTACCAGTTATACCTGTAACACTTGTACCTCTTTGTGCTACCTGCATATCACCGTTAATGATAAGTGGCTTAGCGGTTTGTCTATTGGTTACATGGTCTAGATTGGATAGCGGTAAATTACCTGTAGCGGCAGGAATGGTTACTGTATTAGTTCCAGCTGCTGCTGGTACGGTAATCGTTACGTCACCTGAAGAACTACCTTTTAATTTAATACTACTCATTAGTCTGCCTCCGCTATGGTGTTACCATTTGCTACCCAAGCAAGTATAGCTTGGTAGTCTGTGTTGTCTGTTGCATGTGGTACTGACAAAATACTATCATCTTGTCTAGTAACGGTATAACTAACAATATCGTCAGAACTAGAAGATTTTATTTTCTTTACGCTTTTTATATAATCATAATCTGCCATTTATAACTCCGCACTTAGTTTTAATCTTGCACTAGTATTATTTGCTCCTTGTGCTTGAGCACCTTGTCCAGCAGCAATTCCAGTATCACAATTAAAATTTATTGCTGCAATTCGAGCACTAGGTTGGTCAACAGCAACACTATTAACCGTTACTGCTGCTGTGCCTTCAATTTGTAAATTATTTGCTTCAATAGAAGGTGCGGCTCGCATTGATATTGGAATTTGTCCTCTTGCTTGTGATGTAGTTGCCATAAAAACAAGACATATTCTTTCGTGAGAAGAATTGCCACCAAATTGCTTGTAATACCTTTCACATCTTCTTAAGTTATCACCAAACGATTCATGTTGGAAGGGAGCTATGCTGTTAGCATCAAACTCACCTACCTCTAGCTGTATGCCTGTAATAGACCAATCGTTGTCGGTACTGTCTGCTAAGTTTACAATGCCTACTCCTCTATTAGCACTTACTGTGCTTCCCCAAGCTGTTTGTAAAGTACCAGAAGTATAATCGCTTCCAGCAGCTAACCACCATCTTAATCTCATTGAGTTTGCATTATCATTATCAAAAGTACCTGTAGTATCAGCAGCAAATGACAATACTTTTTTCTCCCATGTGTTGGCACTTGATATAGTGTACGCTTGATTGATATTTCTACTATTATCATTATCATCTACTTCCAAAACATAAGTTCCTGTTTTATTAGACTTAACCCAAAAAGCTACAGTCATTTTTTCTGCATAGCTAGTACCTTTTTTAAATAACTGTACATCCTGCCCTTCATAAAATTGACTAAAAAGAAGATATTCACTAGCACCTGGACTTGTTTCTGCGGTAGTACAATCTAATCTGTATGAATTTACTAAACCAGTATTGTCAGGTGCAGAAGCAGTTTGAGCTGCTGTAAATTCTCCTATCCCAGTTAAATCAATTCGCCATCTATCACAAGCTTTATAACCAAGAGATGTACCTGAAATACCTGTAACACTTGTACCTCTTTGTGCTATCTGCATATCACCGTTAATAACAAGTGGTTTAGCACTTCTTCTATCTAAGACTGCTGTGTTATCTGCTACTGTGCCATGTAATGTTAGTGCCATTATTCACTCTCCAATGTTGTTACTCTTGCTTCAAGAGATTCAATTTTTTCTAGTGCTTCTTTTAAAGCAGCAGTCAACAAAGGAATAACCTCTGTATATCTAATTCCAAGTCTTTGCTCATCTGTTGTAGCACTTTTATTTATAACACTTACTGCTTCTGGTAATACGGTCTGCACATCTTGAGCAATAAGGAATGCGTGTTTTGTGTCAGGTTGCCAAGTGTAATTACCGATAACAGTTCTTAACGATTTTATTTTTGTTATGGCATCTGTTATTTCTACAAGGTTTTCTTTTTGTCTTTCATCAGATGCACTTGTCCAAGAAGTAGCACCATTGTCAATCAAAACACCTCCACTTGCTGAAGCAGTCGTACTTGAATGATGTTGAATGTAGAAATCAGTACCAGCTGAAGCAGCATACATAGAGTAGCCCGCAGAACTATCTAACAAGGCGTATGCACCACCAAAATTACCACTTGCAACAAAAGCTGCTCCTGTAAGCCAATTTGAATTAGAAGGGTTAAAACTTAAATCATCTGAATGTATTCTTCCGTACTCTGTAGTTGTTCCAACAAGCATCCTTCCGTTACTAGTAAGCCGCATACGGTCTGTGCTACTTGTTTTAAAATCTATTTGGTCATCTGTATCTGCTGTAATAGAAGTATCACCATCAGCATCTAATATTAATTCATTTCCATGAAAGTCAATATTGTCACCAACAGTTACTCTAGTAGTACCATTGTCCTGTATTTCTACTTCACCACTTGTATCTGATTCTAATTTTAAACCATTGCTGGTATCTGCATTTATTTTACACGTCATTATGTTTTTCCTTTATAATATTACCCATCTTTGTCCACTAGGGACGGTTACTGTTACACCACTGGCTACTGTTATTGGCCCCACACTCATAGCATTTTTACCTGCTGTAATTGAATAGTTAGCCGTAATATCATCAGCGTTCTCATAAATTGCACCACCACTAAAGGCAGTTGGGTTCATTTCCATCACATCCGAACCACCAATTCTAAAATCTATCTGATCATCAGTATCAGCAGTAATTGAGGTATCGGCATCAGCATCAAGTATAAGCTCTTTGCCGTTTAAATCCATACCATTGTTAGGTAATAATTTACCTGCATCAGACCCATCTATAGTTAAAAAGGTGGTATCCGAAGAACCATCAGTTCCTTTAAATATTATATCAGTATCATTACCTTGAGCGTCAATAGTAATATTACCAGCAGAGGTGGCTAAAGTTGAAGCTGCATCACCAGTGCTAATATCATCCAATGCTGTAGCAGTTTCTGCTGCAAATGATAATGTACCACTACCATCTGTTTTTAAAACATGATTCGCCGACCCGTCTGCAGTTGGCATATTAAATGCTGTACCACCAGAAGTCATAATTATTTTACTACCATCTGACGCTATGCTTTCGTCTGCATCATGTAGTTGTAAAGTAGGCGTTCCACCACTATCCGCTAACAGAAGACCAGTATCATGCACATGAGTTAAACTAATCTCATCATTTGCACCAAACGACAGAATCGCACCATCGTGTTGTAATTCTAAATCTTGTGTTAAAGTTACGTCGCCATCCGAACCTATAGATATGGCATCAGTGTCACTGGTATGCCCTATGTTTGTGCCGTTTATAATTATATTATCAACTGTTAACGTCGTTAAAGTTCCTAACGAGGTAATATTTGTTTGAGCTGCTGTAGTTAAAGTTACATCAGCTATATAAGTTTTTATTCTTGAAGCTTCACATTTTCTATTAGTGCCACCAGCACCATCATCAACAATAATTAAATCAGCATCTGCTAATCCTGCACCTATATCTGACGCTCCATCGATATCTAAATCTGCTAAAGCAAGAGAGCCATCTGGAAAAACAGGTGCTTGAGAAAAAGTAACTACTCCATCTGAAGCTATCGCTATTGAATCAGTATCACTGGTATGGCCAATATTAGTGCCATTGATAATAATGTTATCGACAGTAAGTGTAGTTAGTGTGCCTAGTGATGTTATATTAGTTTGTGCCGCTGTGGTTAAAGTAACATCTGCAATATATGTTTTGACTCTAGACATTGCAGATTTTTTCTCAGTACCGTTTGCTCCATCATCAACAATGATAAGATCAGCGTCTACTAAATCAGCTCCTATATCTGAAGCACCGTCTATATCTAATGCTCCTATATCTACTTTATTGGCTGTTGATATAGTGGCTAATTTACTGTCAGCAATTGCAGCACTTGAGGCTACACTTGCGTTAACGACAGCGTTCGCAGCTAATTGATCTGCTCCTACAGCGTCATCTGCAATTTTAGCTTGAGTTACATTGTCATCTACGATAGATGCAGTTACCACTGCACTAGCTGCTAATTGGTCAGCACCAACAGCGTCATCGGCTATCATTGATTGTTCTACTGCATCACTTTGTATGGTCATAGCTCCACTAGACGCTAAACCAATATCTCCGCTTACCGCTACTTCCTCATAACTAGTGCCATCACCCACCAGCATTTTACCAGCAGTTACATCTGGCATAATTAATTTTGCAGGTAGAGTTAAGTTGTTATTAGCATCTAAAACAGTGGCCTTACTTGCAGGCATAGTACAAAAAACAAATTTAGTACCTGCTGAGAAGTTAACAGCACTATCGCTGTTTGAACTAGAAATTATTGTTGTTCTAGCTAGAGTTGAACTATCACTTGATAAAGTGCCAAGACCAACTTCAAACTCAGAACCTAATTGAATACAGTAGTAGGTAGTGTTGCTATTACCAATACCTGCCGCAAAAGTCTCAAAACCTTGTACCGCACCACCTAAAGTAACTGTACCAGTACCAGTGGTGGTAGTGCTTTCTTTTACACGGTCATTGAGAACTAAAGCCATGTGTTACTCCTATGCTATTCGTATAATTGCTGCAGAGGATGAGAAGGCTGGAAACTGCACAGTGAATGTGCCCGAGGTAGCTGTCTTATCGCCACCAAAATTTAATACACATACTGCTGGGTCACCTGACTGGGTATCATTGTAAATCAACGCACCTCTTGCAGTTAAAGTTACTCCTGTAAACGACAGATCAGCAAAATCGACTAGGGCAGTATCTGAAGAGATTGAAGTGCCTCCATTAGTTAGTGCACTGCCACCAGATGCATATTGACCTGTAGCTGATACTTGGTTATCTGTGGTAAATGATGTAGTTGACTTACCTAAAGTAGCACTACTGGTATAAAGTGCTAATTTAAATGAATTACCACCACTTTGTTTAAAATTATGGGTGCCCTCTAATAATTCTTTTTTAAACGAATTACATATTGCATTGGTTGTTATTGCCATTATCCTACTCCCTTAGCATTTGGTGAAATTGATGGAACGGGTATCCTTGGTTCACCATCTGTATATTGCCCACGTTTCTTATGTCCCATCTGTTGCATAGCAAACTGCTGTACCTCTTCATTGTACTTACCTTTGTATAAATTGTACATATCAGTAGGTCCTTTTAAGTAACTAAAACATTCAGTTAGCACACCATGTAATAATAACGATTCTTGGTTGGTTGACAAAAAGGTAGTGGTTGAGCTGTTAAAATGAGGTGGATCAATCACATAATTGATTTGCACGGTCAAAGCACTAGATGGCACTGGAGCAATCACAATGGCACTATCGTCCCAGTTTGCATAGTATTTTGGTACACCTGTTGCATCTGTTGGATTAAATTCTGATATGAAGCTAGTATCTCGTTTTTGCAGAAATATACGACTGCTACTACTGGTCACTTGAACTGATCTTAAATACATCATCTCTTCTGGCATACTAAGAAATCGTTGTGATGCCACACATGAAGATGTTTTATAAGCTCTTAAATCATCATAGTCGACCTTACCCGCAATATCTAATTCAATATTACGAATGAACTGATCAATTAAAGTATCTGACAAAACGTTCGAATCTACTTCAGTGTAGTTTCTTACTTGTGTTAAAAAGTTAGCGTGTGTAATACTCATGATATACTTATGGTTACCTCGCCAGTGCTAGATGTCATTTCAAACGATTCTAAAGATGTGCCTAGTATATTATTACTTGCACTAGGTTGCATACTTGAATTATTAAAACCATTATTAACATAGATGACAAAAGCTTCATTATCTTCTTTTGGTCTAGGTCTTGGGTTTTGTAAAGAAATAGCATCTGCTTTATGGTGTTGTCTTCTAATCTGAGGATGTTTAGCTTCATATTCGGATTTATGTACAAAGGCACCATTCCATTCTTTAACCATTTCATTATATGGAAATGCCATACCTGATCTGTCAGATATTGCTTTAGCATATTTTCCTTTTGCGTATGCCATAATTAACTCCCAGATGGATAATAACTTTGCGGTGTAATATACACTGAAGTTCTTTGTCCATCTTCTTCTAATGCTCTTTTTAGTTCATCTTCATATAAAAGTTTTAATGCTTGAATTCTATCTGGTGCAATCTTCTGTGATAAATAAAAAGCTAGTCCAGATACCATACAAGGAAAAAATCTGAAAGGCATATCTCCTGTATTAGTATAAGCACCTACATCTTCAATTCTTGCAAGATAGTAATAGAATATATTAGTCACTGCGCTCGTATCAGGAGCCAGATATAAACTAATAGTTGGTGTTATTTGTCTATCAACATAGTATTGCGATGGAGTTCCTGTTTCAGTTTTATTTGGTATTGCAATATATTCTGATCTAGAAATTTTTGTTAATGTTTGCTGATTGCCACCTGAAACAGTTACCACAGCTTCAAGTACATCATTACAATCACTTGGCGTAGTATAAGTTACAGTTCCATTAACTAACGTTTCTGTTTTTGATTTAACTTTCCAGAGATTGATACCTCTGTTGCCCCATTCAGAAAATAAAAGATTTAAACTTCTTCTAGCAGATTTTAAATCGTAACCAGAATTAGTTCTTACGCCACATCTCTCGTAAGCTTCTTCAATGACCTCATCAATTGATGGATTAAAAGTTGTAGTTCCTGAACTAGCCATGTCATCCTTACGCTAAAATTTTTTCTTGTAAATGTTTAGGCAGATTTTTTTGTTTACCAACTAGCTTTCCTGTTTTAGCCATTGTTGGTTTCTTTTTTACTGAGCCACCGCCCATGTATTTATACATGCCACCACCCATTTTACCTTGTACTTTAATTCTTCCGTTTTTCATTACATTACTCCTTTAAAGTTTCCGCCTTTGACAGCTGCACCCATACCTCTGCACATACCACCTTCAGACAATTTTATTGTTTTGATACCAGCTAGTTGTTTTCTTCTTTTTATGTAATCAGATGTAGAACTAGTCGGTTTCTTTTTAGTTGCTTCTTTTAATGCTTTTAAATATGCTTTGTAATCTTTTGCTTCTTCCATAGTTTCTCCTAGTAATCTATCATACCACCATAGTATAATTTAGTAAACGTACCTTTAGATGCATAAGTCTTAACATTTGAAGGTTTTGGTCCTGTATTACCTACTGACCTTTTCCTTGCAACGGCACTCCGTCTCTGGGATTCTGTCATCCTTGCCGCTTTTGCAGCAGGGACGCACTTTGGATATTTTCTTTTTGAACCATCTGCTGATTT